TCCTTTTGATAACTTGTTAGAAAAACCAGCATAAGTAGATCTATCTACTTTTGTCATTGGTGAATCTGATTGTGTTGTTTGAGTTCTATTAGATCTTAACTGTGCTTCAAGGACATCGGATATACCAAATACACTAGCTGGGTCTACTGTAGTTGCAGAAGTTCCATCATCGCTAGATCTAAAAAAATCATAATCTGCTTGACCCTCTATAAGATCTAAGTTTGTTGAACCTATCTCCCAATAGTGAATGCCTCTATTACCCCACTCTTGAAACAAGATATTTAGAGTTCTTCTAGCATTTTTTAATTGATAGCCAGCAACATTCTGTTGACCTATTCGTTCAA